GCAGGGGAGGCAATGGCCCCGCTCCCTGCCTGGGCTGACATCAGCCTAGCAGATCGGTCCCGAGGATTGGAAGGTCTTTCCCCAGGTTGCAGCCGGCCCCTAAGACGCTCTACGGTCTCTAAGAGATCCGCCTTGGACTCCGCTGCATACCTGAGGTAAATCGCTGTGCTGGAATGACCTGTGAGCCGCATCCCCTCGTGCGTGGGGACCCCGGCCTCCTCCAGCCGGCGCACGAAGGCTCGCCGGAAGCTGTGTGTTCCCAAGCGCTTGCGCTCGTCCTCGTCGATGCCGGCCCCGGCCATGGCGCGCAGCAGGGCCTGGCGGGCTCCCTCCGAGCTGGCGTTCTCCCGCTTCGTGTTCGGCTGGTCCCAGGCGGGGAACAGGTAGCCCTCCGGCCCTCCGCTGCGCTTCTCGGCGGCCGCGGCGAGATCGGCGGCGACGGTGCGCGTCGCCTCGGGCAGGGGCACGGTGCGGCCCTTTCGGCCCTTGGCCGTGAGGCGCAGAGCAGCTCCGCCGGCCTCGACATCGCGCGCGCGCAGGCTCAGGATCTCGCCGATCCTCGCGCCGGTGTCGGCCAGGAGGCGGAAGAGCGGCCACCACCGTGGATCGCGCCTGCGCAGGTGGGCCAGCACGCCGCGGATCTCCTCGTCCGTGAACGGCCGGAAGCGGGCCCGCGCGGCCCTGACCCGCTTGACGCCGGGCCACTCGCAGGGCACGAGGTTCCGCTCCAGGGCCCAGTTCCACGCCGCCTTGAAGCAGGTGATGTAGAGGTTCAGGCAACTACAACTCAAGAGAAACTTGATAAGTTATACAATGCAATACAACCGTTGCTTTCAAACCTGAAAAAGAATCCAGAAAAGGAATACATCCTCTGGCCAAACCGTATTGAGAAGGTTGACCAGTTTGAGGATCATCTCAGAAAAATATATAATTCTTAATTTTTTTTAAAAAAACACTTTACATTGTACTAGAAGTATGATATAATAGTATGGTGGTTATATTTCATTGAGGAGTTTATATTATGGCACAAACACAAGCACAACGTATGGCACTTATTCGTAAGGCATCCAAAAAATTCTCTAAAAAGCTTGAGCGTAATCAACGTGTTCGTAAGACTGAAACAAAGTCTTTTGACAAGTATGATACACATAACATCCATGCTTGGACAGATGCACCACAATATGCTGAAAAGTATTACGGTGACCGCATGCGTGATACAGTTTCAATGGATAAGGATTGGGACTAATGTGGGGATTTTTATTTGGTATTATCATTGGTGTTGGCGTAATGTTTTTTCGGCCAGATGTTGTAACTAATTTGATGAGTTGTGTATTATGATTCCAGATATGACAAGTGACAGAATCCTTGCATATAGAATATTCCAAGGTGAATTGGAAAAGTTAAGTCTGAAAAAACAACATTCTGGTGTTGAAATTTTGGTTATAGAATACCTGAAGAAAAGAATGGCAGATATGGAACGAAAGGGACACACCCCATCATGAGTGGTATGCATTTGGTCCGTGGCATGACAACAATCAGCACACGTAAGCGTAAGTCAAAGAAAAAGACTGCTGCTGTGTTGGAAGAAGAGAAAAAGATGTCAGCATTATTACAGCGTGTCGGTTACCAAAAAGGTGCTACACATCGTGTCTCAATACCAAATTACAGGGTAAGTGAACCAATTGCACCCACATCTGACATGGTAGGCAACGGTTATGCAAAACCGGCCAAACAATATACGGGTGATGAGCTTGCCGGTATCGGTACACTTCATAAATCAAATATGGTACCAATTCGTAAGGACAGCAATGCGGCAAAAGAAATTGCCACAATGCGTAGAAATTAACACTTTACATTTGTGTTAAAGTATGATATAATATATTATGATTCAATTTTGCAGAGGATAGATCATGGTAGCTAAATTACAAAAGAAAAAGAAAAAGTCATTACCACGTAGAACCAAAACCGGTCTAGGTGGTGTTCCGTCAGATAAAGGCTTTAATGCAACACTTACATACTTTCATTTTGAGGTTGCAAACAAAGACTTATCAGAAGCATTGAAAGGGTATGTTCGTAAAACATTCTCTAAAAAAGATGCACAATTCATCTTTGCCAATCCAGAATATAAGTTCTATAACTTCACACATCATTGTGCAACTGCATGGTGGATGATGATGGAAATGACAATGGATGAAAAGGCAGAGTATTATGCCAACTCATTAAATAATTTTTTGCAAGAGTTGCTTGAAACCGGTAGAATTATACAGGCCGAGAAGAAAAGTGAAACCAAAGATAATGACAAGGTTGTATCTTTGTCACCAATGCAAAGATTGCAGAATAAAATTGGTCGTACAATAATGCAAGATTTATTGGACCTAGAAGATTCTTGGATGGAGAGTGAAAAGACTACCATCGATATATATGCTCTGTTCAAGAAACATGGACTACCTTCCTCTGCAACCAAGGTAGTTCGTGAGGTGGTTGAGGGATGGTTATTAGATTATGAAGATGCCTATCACAAGCGTTGTCCTGATGCCGTGGAAGGTTATTCACATTTGAAAAGACCTGAACTCAACCGCCGCATTAAATCATGTGAAGAAATGTTGGCAGACCTTGACCGAATTAAATCTGCCGGTAAAGCAACTCGTGCAACAAAAGTTAAAGGACCAAAAGCGGCCGATAAACAGGTTGCACGAGTTAACTACAAAAAAGAAGATACCGAATTTAAATTGGTTTCTATTCCACCAATACAGATTATCGGTAAACATCGGTTGTTTACATTTAACACAAAGTCAAGAGTTGTCACAGAGTTTGTAACAACTGCAGTAAATGGTTTCCAGATGTCTGGTTCAACACTCAAGGACTTTGATCAGGTGAACAGCAGGTGTACAAGACTGAGGAAACCAAACGATTTCCTACCACTTGTCCTAGGTAAAACACCAAATCAAATAGACAAAGAGTGGAAAAAACTTACCACAAAAACAACGGTACCAAATGGCCGTATTAACAAAGACACAATCTTATTAAGGGTTATGGACCGATGAGTGTAGAAGAACAATTCCTAAATAAAACAAAATTCTCTAAATTAATTGAGTCTACTGTATCTGAACTATCAATCGGATACATGGAGGCCATCCTCTTGGTTTGTGAAAAGAATAATATTGAACCAGAGGATGTAAAGAAATTTGTCTCACCTATTATTAAAAATAAGCTTGAGGCAGAGGCAATGGGTTTAAACCTATTACCGAAAATAAACACAATTGATTCAGCACTTTTTGAATAATTTGTGTATAAATACCTTTACATTACAGCATATATGTGTTATAATACTACAGTAATATTTCAGCTATACAAGGAACATACGAAATGTCATTCGAAAATCTAAAACGCAATCGCGATCAAATCTCTAAACTTGTCCAGGCAGCCGAACAGGCAGGTGGTTCAACCGAACAAAAGAACTACGGTGATGACCGTATCTGGAAACCAACAGTGGATAAGGCAGGTAACGGATATGCAGTCCTACGATTCCTCCCAGCAGCAGAAGGCCAAGAGTTACCATGGGTCAGATATTGGGACCACGGATTCAAAGGACCAACCGGTCTATGGTATATCGAAAACAGCCTTACTTCTATTGGTCAACCTGATCCAGTTGGCGAACTCAACTCCCGTCTGTGGAATTCAGGCATCGAAGATGACAAAGAAACAGCAAGAAAACAAAAGCGCAGACTTCACTATGTAGTGAATGCTTTAGTTGTTTCTGATCCTGGTAACCCTGCCAACGAAGGTAAGGTTATGATCTACAAGTTTGGCAAGAAAATCTTTGAAAAAATCATGGATGTGATGCAACCATCGTTTGCAGACGAAACCCCAGTCAACCCGTTTGACTTCTGGGATGGTGCAGACTTTAAGTTGAAAATTCGGAATGTTGAAGGGTACCGTAATTATGATAAATCAGAATTTGCAAGTCCAGCTGCTCTCTATAATGGAGATGAATCCAAACTGGAAACAACCTATAATGGATTACATAACCTCGGTGACTTTACAGACCCAAAGAACTACAAGTCATATGATGAACTCAAAGCAAAGTTGAGTCGTGTTCTTGGTGAACAGATGGAAATGGGTGCACCTCAGGTATCTCAGATGAACCAGATGAATGAACCTGCTCCATCACC